TCTCCTAGCCCTAAACTTTTATATATGGTTTGTAAAGGTTTCGTTTTTAATATCATGCTCATTATATACACCCCAATTTAATATGATTTGGTAAATCCTCATCATCAAATATAAATTTATCGATGGATGTTACCTTATGAACATTTTGCGTACCGTACTTTTTACTCAATTCTGTTAATGGTACTCTTTCTATTACATCTTCTACCTTTTTATTTACAATAATATCGTCATTTTCTACAAACCACTTTAAATTATATCCATTGATGTCAAAAATCCTAATTAAGGCATTGTCAGTTGAATCTGACCCATTTCTGTTATGATTTGTTATTGAAGTATTTCTATAACTAGCCTCTACAACATATCTATCCCATTTGTTATTACTTTTATGGTATATTGTTATATCTTGCATTGGAAAATCTTCCATACTAACCTCCTATAAAAAGCATGTTAATTCATCAGGCAAACAATTGATTATTTCCTTTTTAGCTACTTTATATTCTTCATCAGAAAGCACTTTAAAGTTTTTGCTTACTCCATCTATTGAATATGAAGTAATTTTTCTATTTGTACTTTCTTCCTTTTTGTTTATTAAATCAACTAAAGCACAAGCAGTATATTTCAACTGTTCTTGTGCTTCTTTTGGCAAATTATTTATTTTTGTTTCTGTTAGTCTTGTATTGACATTCTTATCAATTTCTCTGCTTGCTTTTATTATTAGTGAATCAAAAAAGATTTCTTGTAGTTTTCCTTTATACTCAAGTAAATAATAGCTATAATCTGCATATTTCATCTTTATCAGCTCCTATTTATGCAAAGTCAACTAATAAATCGTCATTTAAGTCTTTTATTCCATAAATTATATCGAATGATATTTTATCAGTTTTTGTATCTTGGTCATATCCGTAAACAACTCTTACTGCTAAACCATTTGCACTAGCTATTGCAGCTTTAGCAGCACCTGCTGGTAATTCCAATTCTCTAGTAACTAATGCTAGTCCATTTCTGTGGAATCCTAATGAATGTTCTTTAATGATTGGCATAGCATCAATGGCTGTAGAAATTGTTTCTACTATTTTTTCGTCTACTTTTACGGTAGCAGAACCACTAGATGCAGTTATAGCTTCTGCCACTGTATAAATATAACCATTTACTATTATTTTGTCTCCTACTGCAAATTTTCCTGTTGTAGGTGTTACGCTAGAAGCTGTAAATTGTTTTTCTCCTTTTGTTCCTGTTACTTTTAATGCTGTGACTGTTCCAGCTGTTTCTGCCGAACTTGATGGAACATTTTGACTCATATATGTATTCATTGTATACGCTTTTCCAATTGTTGCATCTCTTAAAGCTTCACTTGAACCGCTTGCTGATAAATCTGTAAATTCTGTTAAAGTGTTGTACTTATATAAAGATTCTACACCTAAAACTAGGTTTCTTAAATTATCTCTAGGTGCTTTCTTTTTGTCTAAAGCTTTTCCTATATTAGCTAAATCTTTTATTTCTGGTTTAGTTGAAATATCTACTTTATTGCCGGCATTTTGAATACCTACAGCTAAGATATCGCCATCAACTGCTTCTGCTATTGCAGACATAGCTGGTTTTACCACTTGTTCAGAAAAGTCACTTATATCTAATGTCATTTCTTTTGAAGTGATTGGAACTGTTATATCTCTATATCTATCCATTTTTACAGTTGTTTTTCCTTCTGATAATTCTTGATCTTCTGTTTGTCCTAAAAAATTCTTTGCCACAAATTTTGCAGGTTTTTTAATTGTGATTGTATCACCTACATTTACAAATTCTTTTGAATAGTCCCTATGAACTAATCCTGCCATAACTAAATTACTTTCTAATTGCATTAATGCTTCTTTTGCAATTATATCTGGTGTTAATATTGTGTTTCCCATATCTTAATCTCTCCTTTATTTTTTATTTTTTCTGTAAGCTTTATATTCTTCATAGCTCATTTTTGATAAATCTGGGGTATTAGTTTCTTTGTGTTCCCCTCCTAAGTCAATTGTTTTTGTTACTTCTTCTTTGTTAGAAGACAAATATTTTGGATTGTCTTCCAAAAAACTTAATAAGTTTTCTTCGAAGTTACCTTCCATTTTTGAAACTTTAAATACTACATAATCTAAATCTTCTATGGTTACCCCCGCTTTTAAAGTCTGATTTCTAAGCTTTCATTTTTAGATAATGTGTTTTTATATTCTGTTTCTTTTTCTGCCTGCTTTTCTTCTGCTGTTTTTTGATTTTCTTTCCATTCTCTAAATGCTTTAAGCTCTTCGCTAGTAGGCATTTTTTTCTTTTCTTTTGTTAGTATTGCATTTACTTCCTCTTGAGTAAATGTTTTTTCAGCCTTTCCCTCATCTTTATTTGCGTTGGCTTGAGTTCCAACTTTTTCTGTTTCTTCGATATTGTCTCTTTCATCTTCAACAGTTTCTAAATTTTGATTGATTTTTTTTTCTTCCATGATAAAACCTCCATTTTTTATTTGGGTAATAAAGTAATTCCCACACCTTTATTTCTTTAACGTCTAACAAGTAAAAGACGATAAAAAAAGAAGCTCGTCAGCTTCTTATATATATTAAAATGTTAATAACTAATTTAATGTATAAATTGTATTTTTTTGCATAAACTATTGATTATTAGCCTAATTTATTGTATAATTAAGTTAATAATATTATTATTGAAGGTCAGTTGAGAACCCCATATATTTGGTTCGCAGTTGACCTTCAATTATTTTCTTTTATATGCATTTATTATTTTGTTTTCTTTTATGACAAATATCTTATCAATCCACATGAATCTT